AATATTAGAAAATTTTATTCTCCCATTTAAATTATTGTATGTTGTGTTTAGTGGAGAATTATTATAATCACATTCAACCCATTCATGAGTAGTATAACAATCATTTATAGTAGCATTGTGTGTAAGCAAGAAACCTCCGGTATTTGAAACTTGAAGTGGGCCGATTAAACCACAGTACTCGTAATGACAGTGTGTATTCTCTAGATCACCAATAATACAGTTACTATAAGTACTTTCTCCTCCCTGTACCCCCGCTATGTAAAGATCTTCATAGAATGTATTTGATGTTATACATCCTAGGGCAAGTGTGATGTTAGTCCTAAAAACATTAAAAGTGGCACCTTCACCGCGAATTGTATAATTTGAGAAGCTTTCACCGGAATTTAAAGTAAATTCACCTATAATACAAAGAGCATTAAACCCCCTCTCATTAGCAATAGCTTTTGCATCATTTAAGTTATTTACAGGTTGTCTACGAGTTCCTATAGGGAAAGATGTTCCAGATACTCCGGTAACAATATTAATAGTAACTTCATTATTAAAAGAAGCATATTGTATATCTACTTGTTCTTGTAAAGTAGCTGAAGATGACGCAGTAATAGTTGCCATTACATTAGTAGAGTATTCAAGTGGATATACTGAAGCTCCGTTAGAATCTACTGCAACAAGATTACCCCCAGTAACATTACAAATTGTTGGTGACCCTCTATCCTCGAATTTCAATTTTGCATTTAATAATGTCGCAGTTATTCCAACAAGGACTCCTCCGCCTAATTCTTGCTTACCTGTTGCTTTAATTACTCTTTCATAAGTCATATTCCAAGGTTCATCTTCCCAGTCCATGACAAGATTAACTAATTCTTGAACAGTAATCATAGTAGCAGGAGAGAATACTGTTATTATTCTCGGGCTTACTCGAGGATTTATTTCTATCGATGTGGGCATTAACTACCTCTTTCTTATGAGCTATAAACCTCGTCTTCAGTTCTAATAACAGACACATTCATTCCAGCTGAAGTTATATCTGATGTAGTCTTAAAAGGCTGAATTGGAGTATACCCACTTGTATCAATAACATCTCTTGCTACAATTACTACTGGCCTATCTACATCATAAAGAATATTAACTGTTACTGATCCAGGTGAAGCATCTGTTCCAGTAACCTCACGATCATCAACATACGGCACAAAGAAAGTATCACTACTAGTATATGTTACCACTAATGTATTTAATTCATAATTATCACTTACAGCCCACATTTTAGTAGCGGTAGTTAATTGAGTAGTAGTTATTGCTACTTCATCACCTGAAGCCGCTGTAGGAGTATTTGTTACATATCCCCAACCAGAATAAGTAACATTTCTAATAATATCACCTCTTTTAATACCCCAAGTATAAAATAGGGCTGATTCGTCTACAAGAATTGTTCCAGAGGTTCCAGTAACGCCTATTCCACTATGCGCCGTTACTAATGTTAAACCACTTCCTAACCATGAGGCATACCTATACCTATGTTCTTCATTAGCTGAAGTATCTACAGCAATAAAGGCTCCATCACTAGGAGTATCAATAGGAAAGTTTATGGGGGCATCTCCAGAGATCATTGTAAAAAGACTATCACCTTGAATATTTTCTGAATTATGAGACCAATAAGTATTTTTATCTGGAAGAGTAGTAGCCCCGTCTTCAAGATAAACTGCAATAGTATCATATTGCCTTGTATTACTTACAATAATATTTATTGAAGCATACGGTTGTCTAGCATTAGTAGTATGATCAGTTAATTTAATATTATTAGTATCAGAAGAAGACATTCCTTGAATCCAAACACCTTGAGCACCAAAGAACACCACGCCGGCAAGAGTTCCAAATGGGGCTACTTTAGAAATAGCATGTGTTGAGTCAGCTCTTAAGTAAGCTTGTTTATCTGTAGTAGTTATTGTTGCGCCATTGCTGATATAAAAATCATCTGTATTTCCATCTCTACAAATAAATTGAAGATACGCATAAATATCACTTAAACTTCTACCGCCTTCATATATGCTCCCACCTTCAATAAAAGTAGTATATGTGAAAAGAGCTTGTTGTGTGAAAGCAAACGTCGCAGTATTAGCGTCTACAAGATTTCCAGAAGCTACACACGTTTTTGCTGAACTTTGACCTGTAATTGTATCACCCGTTATTGTATCTGGGCTAGTTACATTTGCAAGAGTTAAAGAAGTTGAATTGTTTGTTTTAACTAATATTCCGCTAGAAGCACCAGCATCCCAGGTTACCTTTTCACCAATAATAAAATCTCCCGAAAAAGTTCCTGCCGCAACAGTTCCGTTAATGTGCCCAATAGTTATATCACTATATCCTGATATAAGAGTAGTACTTGCTAAATTAGAAGTAACATTCATAGTGCCACCATCACCTACTGCTGAGATGGCCTCAGTGGCATTAAATGCTCTATAATAAGTATTTCTACTATCTCCAGTTACTCCAGCAGCATGATTAGCATCACAAACATATTTACCAGTAGTACCATCATCTTGAAATCCCCTTAAAATTCTTTTTGCGCCAGTAGTTCCACCAATTAGAATTTTACCAAGATCTCCAGCTATTGGACTGCCAACTTCTCCATCCCAAGTTCCGTAAGTATCTCCAGGAGTACCATTAGCAACACCTCTTATTGTAGTAGAAACATAAATATCCGCATTGTTAGTAATAGTTCCTCTTAATCCGCGTAATGTCAGACACCCCTCACTGCCATAATCATTATTAGAGACAACTTCTGCATACCAAGATGGGACTGTTCCAGAATTTGTTGCCACATTTTGAATAACATCTCCTACAGCAAAACCACCTCCAGCTTCGGCATCATATAAAAGATAATGTTCACCTTTAGTAATATTGACTTCATCTCTTGCAGTTTCTGTAGCTATAGGAGTTCTAGCTCCAGAACTTAAATCTGCATTAACATAAGTAAAAGAATCTCCGGATTGTCTTACAAAAGCATCAACAAGACCGGAGTTAATTAAATCACCACCTAATTGGACTGGGATTAGGACATCAATTGAACCTCTATCCCAGTTTGTAAATGCCGACCATTCTGAAATGCGGACAGGTGTTCCTGAAACCGGATGATTTTGATAAATATACACTTGAGGATTCGGCGATCCAGGAAATGAGGCAATTGTATAAATATTACAATAAATTTCGTCTCCAGAATCATCTACTCCGACTGAATCGCCACCACCAGTGCCACCAGTAACATCCATAATATCATTATCTTCAAGAGCTGCTGGAGTGCCTCTAGTATCCCTAATCCACCATCTTCCTGTAGTGCCATCAGTTGGATAATCATTTTTATAAGCTAGTAAAGGACCAATTGTAGTGCCATCCGCTGTAACTGGTTTATCTTTATCACCGGCAACACAGTCTACATAGTTTGTTCCACCATTATCAAGTTCAACCATTCTAATAGGATCAGAAGCAGTCCCATAACCAGAAGTAAGAATTGAACCGCCTGTTAGATACTGAAGAATATTACTTCCATCTCCATTATCAAGAAACCAGCCATTAAGCATTGTATAGCTTGTAGGCGTGCTATACTTCATAGGAGTGGGATATGTTAAATAACCTGGCTCATCAAAAGTATTCATTAACCAAGAATAAAATGCTGATACTTGATAAACATTATTATTTGCAGTATGGCGAACTACCTTTGTTGCTGGATAAATTGTAAAATCATTCTGAATAGCCACGGAAATTTCCTCCTATAAAGTTTGTTATTTTTGTTAAAACAGATTTTTCATTTTTTAATTCATTTTCCCAAATAATTAAAGTGTCATAACCATATCCTTTGAAATGATCTATTCTATCTTGAGGATCTTGTCCTTTATGCCAATAATCCCCATATAATTCAATTAATTGTTTATTATCATTAGTATAATCTGGGCATTTACCCCCGATTATAAGCTGTCCATCACCAACATACTTCCATTCATTGGGATATGTTTTTTCTAATATAGAGAGGACTTTTTGTTCCGCCTTATTAGGTTTTTTATTTACCGCTTTTAATATCGCTTTTACTTGACTGTCTTTTTGTTTTGGATCATTCCATGATATTGTTGCTTTTTCACGTAATATTCTTCTAGTTTCTTCAGTTATATTTGAATGACTTTTTCTCATTCTTCTTTTGGTTTCTTCTGATTTTTTTTGTCCTTTTTGTCTTTCTGATATTCTTCGTCCAAATTCTGGAAGATGCTTTCTACCTTTGTTTGATGAAGGTTTACCTACATGGCTTAGACTCATATTTTTTCTTGCTGTTTGAGAACGAATTTGTCCTATCATCTTAAGACGCCTTTTCTCAATAGTCTCTACAGACATCTTCTTTCCTTTATTTCCATCAGAAATAGCTTTTCTATGTTCTGTGGATAATTTCTTATTTCTCAAATGATGTCCAACTAGCCATTTTGCGGAGGGTCTTATAGTTTGTTGCCCGCAACCACAAGAACAAAGGGCCATTTAATTTATCATACCTCCGTCATTTGTTTTCTTTGTAGAACAATTTCATCAAGAGTCATATTTATCTCTTGTATATTATCACTATCACAATCTTCTAGCCTACATTCTTCTGGAATAGCTCCATTACTTCGTACTCTTAGTAAATTTCCATCTGTTGCAATAAGAAAAGTTTGATTACTAAATTTTAATTTACAACATTTCCAATTCATTATTAATACTCCTTACAATATTTATTATATATTTTTATTCTTATAAATTTAAAACTATACTGCCACATCATCTTGAGTCATCACAGCAGTTAAAGTATACCCATTTGCACCAATATTTCCACTTGTGTTATAAGGTAAATACTTTGGAGTTCCTTGATTTTTTCGTATTCTTACATTAATCGCGGCAGGACTTCCATTATAATTACCTACCACCATTCCAGACGTTGTATTTGTTTGTTCATTTATAATTGGAACATCAACAATATCATCCGTATCAGTATAACTTAAAGCTAATCTATTTACTCTCCAACCATCGCCGCTTTGCCAAATATTATCAGATCCCCCCTGTAATTGCGTAGTTGATAATTCAGTGGCACTTACTATTTCATCAACTACTGCCCAGCTAAGATCAGTAGTATTATAAATAGTATCTCCTTCAACTAAGTCAGTCACTCCGCCAAAATCAGACCCAGTATCTAATAATTGTGTTTCTGTACCTAAAGAAGAGCAAGTCCCAGTAACAGCGCTTCTTAAAGTAAATGTTTTTGCTGCCCAACTAACATACCTATATGGGGTAATTCCATTATTAACTTTATTCCAAATTATTATCCACCCAGATTGTGGAATATCTGTGTCTACAACTTCATTTACTACAAAATCACCATCGCCAACATTATTCCCAGCATCTGAAGTTAAAGAACCTGGAGTTGGTTTTTGGATATAAACTTGAGCTCCAGCCAAAGCTGTTCCACCTTCATTTTTCACAGATACAGCTAATGATACTGGAGTAAGTTTATTAACAGTAGCCCCTTCACTATGAACAGATGGAGTAGTTCCACCAGAGATATTGAGATTGACTACCCCAGTAGTTGCTAAAACATGAATAGCTTCATTTCCAGTAGCACCATCACTTGCTGCATAATTAGTCCAAGTTAAATTTGTAAGGTTATACGACCCTGCGGCAGTAAATCCTTCAACGGCATAACCGGTGCCATCACTAATAAATGTAGTGTTTGTAACCTTAGCAATTTGATCAGCTACTTGAAGAGCTTTTGTTCCAGTAGCATTATCAAATTTACTATTTATAATAGTTGCCCCACTCTGAGTAACTATTCCACATCTTCTAAAAGTCGTTGTAGTAACATATCCTGATAGCAAAAAGTCAAAAGAATCCATATCTGTAAATGAACAAGTATCAAAGTTTACTTCAGCATTATTTGTAGTTATAAATCTTCCTTTTGAAGTTGTTCCAAGAGATGAAATACTAATACCTGTCCAATGAACTACACTAGCAGCATTTCTTACTTCAAAAGCATTAAATCCAGGCCAAACTTTTATGGTGTCTTGGATAAGTATATTTCTATTTGTGTCTCTAAAATCAACTGCTGTTGCAGTTGTTCCCATTAATAAAAGCCCTTTATGAAGATAACCTCCAGTTGTTCCTTGAAATAGCCCCCATCTATTTCCACTGCCAGTTGTTGGATAATTTGTATCATTTACAGCAGCAGTTCCAGCAAAAGTTGCAGAGTCCCCAGATACTCCGTTAATAATTTGTAGTGTCCTTCCATATCTTATTGCATCATTACCATAAGGGCTACCTTTAGATACAGCATTAGATATATTGGCAGATGACCCAAAAACTTGTGTCCCAGCAGTTGAAACCCCAGCAAGTTGATCCGCTGGAATTCGTGGATCAATTGGAATATTCTGCCATCCACCATAAGTATATGTGTCACTACCTAAAACGTACCACATTTTATAATTTACTATTCCACTACCACCAATAACAATTCTATATCCACCACTATTTAACATGGCAATAGCATTTGGAGCACCAAAGTATATCCAATGAAATGAAGCATCCCCAGAGTTTATAGTAACTGGAGTACCTAAATCAATTGCCATACTAGCAGTATTTCCTGAAGTACTAGCTACTGTTGTTGCTTGAGAGATACATCCAGATCCTTCAATGAAATAATCCCCTTCAGCAGCTGGACCGCCGCCTTTTAAAGCACCAGTTAACTCCACCCAGGTTCCTACACCTAAGTTAATATTTGTTAAATCCGTTGTATATGCTGGGGTTGCCATAAGCTATCCAAACCTCTTTTTTACAAAATCTTTAGCTTTTGGGTCTTCTTTACAATTATAATTTTTACATGCTTGAGGTCTATCATTATAAATTGTACATAAATTACCTTTTAAGAAAACACAGTTCTCATTTTCTATAGCCAGTCCAATCATATTTTCAGTATTTAATTCTTTGATACTTACAATTTTAATTGGATACTTATTAGAATGAAATTCTGATTCAGTTAATAATGGGACACCTAATTTTCCACAACAAGGAGCTTCACAACCATTACAAAATTCATTTCCATATTCATTACCATAATGTTCAATTGTAGCTACTTTTATATCCCAAAATTGAATTGGTGATTTAATAGTGTAATTTGGTGATTTCATTTAGTACCAAATCTTTTCTTTACAAATTCTATAATTTTTGCTCTTGGATCTGTTTTGCAATTGTACATTCGACAAGCTTTTGGCCTATCTTTATAAATTGTGCATTTATTATCTTTTAAGAAAAAACAACCACATTCACCTAGAGCCATCCCAATAGCTTTTTGTGTAGAAAAATTCTTTTCTAAATCTGGCATTTGTACAATTCTAAATGGGTATTTTCCAGATCGAAATTCAGCTTCGGTTAATAAAACCATGAATTCCCCTTTCTCGCAAGGAGCTTCGCAACCCTCACACATCTTTCCATCAATTTCTTCTTCAAATTGTTCTAATATAGCAAATTTACCGTCTAAAATTTTTACCAATGTTTTATAAGATTGAGGAAAAGAACTTCCATCACTAGAAATATTATTATCATATCTGGTAATAGCTTGCCCTTGAATTATTTCCATGATATCTCTTCTTCATAATATTTTTTAAGTTTTTCTAAACCTTCATCTAAAGAAATTGGAGTACTAAATCCTAACTCTTTTTTTGTTTTAGAGGTGTCTGCGAGTGTTACATCAACATAATTCTTAAATGGAACTGGAATATATTTTATTTTTGTTCCAATTTTTTTAGCTATTGCATTTATATTATAATTAATTCCCGTTCCTATATTAAAAATACCATATTCAATATTTGAATTCATAGACATAATAAAAGCCTTTATAATATCATCTACATAAACCACATCTCTTCTCTGTTCACCATTGCCATAAATTTCAAAAGTTTCATCTTTTAACTTTGCCCAAAGAAGTTGAGTAATTAAATTAGCATATTGTTTTTTATATTCTTCATGCGGGCCATAAACAGAAAACATTCTTAATCCTATAGATTTAACATTATATAAGTCATAATATACTTTAGTCAATCTTTCAAAAGAAATTCTAACTTCACTATAAAAATCTGTTGGTAAAAGTTCAATACCTTCTTTCCAAGGAACAGAACAACCATTATAAACTGAAGAAGATGAAGCATAGACAACTTTTACATTATTCTGTTTAGCATATTCAAAAAGAGAGATAAATTCAGATATAGCTTTTCCAACTAAATATCTATTTGATCTATATAATGGAGTACTTGAAGGAATTCCTAAATGAAATATTCCATCAGGGGCTTTTATTTTAATACTATTAATTTCTCCAACTAAAGATCCTTGAATACAAATAGACTCTTTAGGAATATTTTTTAAACTACCTGTTGATAAATTATCAAGAAGCAAAACCTCATGCCCATCACAGAGTAATTTTCTAGCTAAATTAGACCCAATAAATCCAGCCCCTCCAGTAACTAAATAAAAACTCATTATTACCACTCCTTTCCTTCTAAAGCTTCTCTGTAAAATCTTTCATAATTTTTAGTCATGATTTCTAAAGTAAAATTTTGTTCAACTCTTTTTCTACAATTTTCAGGTTTGATTTCATTTATTCTTTCAACTGCAAAACACATTTCATCAACTGTATCACACACAAAACCATTGATTCCATTTTCTATTGTTTCTGGAATTGCCCCATCTCTTGAACCAATAATAGCTGTTCCACAGGCACTTCCCTCAGGAACAATTAAACCAAATGGTTCATCCATCTTGCTTGGAAATATTACACATTTAGCATTCTGATACAATTTAACTTTTTCTTCTTGAGTAGCATTTAAATATAATTTAATTTGATTTCCATCACATTGTTGTTTTATTTGATTTAAATAATTTAGATCATTAACAAAACTTCCACCAACAATATCTAAACCTAAGTTCATTTTCTTAGCTATTTCAATAGCAATATGAGGTCTTTTTAGAGAGTCTAATCTACCAACAAATAATAATCTATCTCCTTTATTTTCTTGATAAGGATATTTATTTAAATCAATTCCATTATAGACATATTGACTTTCAATTCCTTGTGTTTTAGCTTCTGCCTGCATAAACTTAGAAAGAGTTATAAAATTTAATTTATAGGGAGGCTTAGTTTTACACCACCAATCTTGATTAATATGCCCATGATGAGTATGTAATACTTTATATTTAATATTTTCAAGTTTGAAAGCATATTCGAAACCAAACCAGTTATGACCATGAACAATATCAAAATCTTTTAGTTTATCTTTGTAAACTTTCCACATATCTTCTTCTGCTTTTAACCAATCAACATTAACTGTGTCTATAGGTTCGCCTGTTTCATAAACAAAACCATTTGAAGGAACTTGACTTCCTTTAGGAGCAAATATTACTACTTTATGCCCTAATTTAATTAATCCATGGGCTAAATCCCAAACTATCATTTCTAACCCACCATATTTAGAAGGCGGCACTGTAAAAAAAGGTGAAGATATTAAAGCTATATTCATTTATTGTTTTCCTTCATTTATAAGTCCCAATAGATATTGCTGATATAGTTCTACACGATTATCAGACGCACTAGAATGAATTTCTATGTTAGGTTTAACAGCTTCCATATATAGACTATGGTCTTCAAACATATCCTTAGTTTCAGATTTAATTTCAGGACTCCTTGATTGACCAAATAAAGATTTATTTACTTCAATGAATCCAACTTCTTTCATTTTCTTTCCTAAAGAGTCTTCATCATAAGCTGTCTTATGCCCTGCAGTAATAAAATTCCAATAAGCTTCTGTAATATCTTCAGAATTTTTAACTCCTTCATTTTCTTTGAAAGTATTTTTGAATGAAGCATCTTCTAAATAATATTGAGTAATTAACTTCATATTAGGAACAGCAATTCTTATAATTCCATTGGGTTTCATTACCCTAAAGCATTCTTTAAGAAATTGTGTTCCTTCTTGACGAGTGATATGCTCCATAAAATGGCTTGTAATTATTAAATCTACTTCATTATTTTTATATGGGATTCCTTTAGTAGCATCAAATTGTTTAAATTTATATCCATTTTGACCAGCATAAGAACTTAAATCTAAAATATCTGCATTAACCCAATTATCTTTTGACATAACTGTAAAGGACCCGATATTAAGCTTGACTTTTTCAACTTGACTATTTAAATTATTATTTAGATCTTGATACCATTTTTGATTTGTAAAGCCAGATTCTGTTTTATTTTCTCTTTTAAAAGCTTTTATAATCATATCTGTTCTAGCACCAGTCCATATCTGACCGGGCCAAGTTTCTATTTCAACATTTTCAAATCCTGCATTTTTAAATAGTTTAGTGGCGTATTCAGGACTAAATGCCGCTTTATGCTCATTCCAACCATGTTCTTCTTGTCCCCCAAATAACATTGCACTTTCTTCAATATCTATTCTACCAGTCCTTGCTACTTCTTTACATTGTTCTAAAGTATTGGGGCTAATCATTATAGCAATACCACCAGGAGATAGTATTCTAAAACATTCATTAGCAAAATGTTGTGTTTTTCGCCATGAAACATGTTCTATACAAAATTTACCAAATATCCCATCAAAAGAGGTATCTTCAATAGGCCACACCTCTTCAAGATCTCCAACGTAATCAACAGTTGGAAGTTTTCTAAAATCTAAATTTGGGCGAAATACTGGAATATCACCACCGCCAACTTCAAGAATTTTTTGACCCTGTTTGAATGGGAGAACTACTTGAGCTTCAGGCATTAATAATCTCCTTATATAAATTCACATACTTTTCTTCAATCTTATCCCAAGAAAAAAGTTTTGATTGTTCTCTTGCCGCTAAACCCATTTTAATTATTTCTTGTGGATTATTTTTAAAATAAAACAATTTATCTAAAATAGCTTGTGGATTTCTAGGTGGAACAATAAATCCATCAATTCCATCTCTAATAACATCAACCCCACCTGCCCCTGAAGAAGAAATGACAGGTCTTCCGTATGACATTGCTTCAAGTATTTCTATTCCAAATCCTTCCGTTACTGATGGCTGAACATAAACACTAATTTGGTTATAAAAATCAGCAATATCTTTAACCCAACCTAAAGTTTTATAAGTTTGATTATGTTTAATAATGTCTTTAGCTAATTGTTCAATTGGTTTACTGCAATTTCCAGCAAATATAAGTTCAGAGTCTTTATTAAAATGATCCCAAGCCATCAATAAATAAATCAGGCCTTTATCTGGACCAAATGCTCCCAAATACCCTACTTTAAATTCATTCGGTATTGAAGAAATTGTTTCAGGTATATCACAACCATGTGAAATTACTTTTACTCTTTTTATCTTAAGATTATTTTTAATCCATTTTTCAGCTGAAGTTGAAGGACATATTACACAATCAGCATTTTCAGAGTGCTTTAACAATAATTCATGAAGATATAAATCTGTATTATGTTTAAATGGATAAGTTCTTATACCATAATATCTTTCATGCTCTTCAATACTTATATTTAAATCATGGGCAACTATATTTACTACATAATGTTTTGGTTTAACTGTTTCTAAAATTGCTAATCCTGGTGAACAACTAAGATGGAGAAGATTTACATGTTCAGGAAATGACATTCTAGCAGCAAAATAATCATAAAGAAAGGGATTAAATTCATAGTTTTGAGGAAAATCTTTTCTCTGTATAACTTTTTTTAAGTCAGTAACTTTTGATAAAGCCTGAGTTTCATGATAACAAACTAATCCAGCCCCAGAAGTTTTCTTAATATCATCAAAAGTACAATATACTGAATAAAGCATCTTTCTCTCCTTAACTTTTAAATCTCCAATACAGAAACAGAGCCATCTGTTTTTACGATAAGATCTCCAATATGTGAGATTTTTACATCTGTAAAAACATTTATATCATAGCCATATTTTTTTGCTTGAATACAATTATGAACACCTATTCCATCGGCGATATAGGACTCACTATTATTTACTGAAATATTATAAACCAAACCCTCATATTGAACGTCTTCTATATTTTTAACTTTCAACCAAAAACCTTGAGGAGAATCTGAAACAATATAATTTCTCCAAGGATAACTATGATAGGAGCTATTAACCCCTTTACCAATTCCTATTATTCTTGAAAAATCTCCATGATATTTAGTACTAACATTAATGCTATATCCACGGCCTCTATTAGAATTACCTTTAACAGAGGCAAGAATCCCTAATCTTAATAATGACATTCTTATTTGATGAGCCAATATTTTTGAAACAGTATGATATCCAAAACCATTTTTATTTCCATCCCCTCTCCAGCACCCTTTTATGAGTTCTGATAAACATTCATTATCGAGTCTATTAAAAAACCAAGGTAAATGCTTATTTCTTGCTAAATGACCAAATAAATAAGTAAATAATTCTGCAATAATTTTTGAACTACAAGTAATTCTAATAACATTGCCATTATAGGATATGGTGGAGGTGGCCCCAAATAAATTTGTTAATAAATTAATAACATCATTACAATATTCCGTTTCAGACTTATTAAATACAAAAATAATACAATTATTTTTAGAACCAGTACATCCTTCAGCAATATAATAACCAAATAATCGCATTAAATCTTTAGTTATTTTAATATCAGGCAATATTCTTGGAGCCTTAGTATGTGTTTTCTTGTAATAAACTTTCCCATCATTAGTTATTGAACATTTGGAAATATCTACATAATCAGGTAAACTTAAGGAATAAAATGGCACCACGTCACGTTGAATCTTAGGAATAAAAATGTAATCTCCTCTACATACATTTTCAGACTTAACCCAAGAAATATTTTTATCCCTTCTAATTAATATTGGATGATTTGGAGTAAATGTAGCATCACTTCCAAAAGTTTTTAATCGTTTAAGAATTCCCTGATATTCATGATGCATTATGTTAGTAACAGTTTTAATTAAACCTTCACAAGTTAAAACAGTATCACCAATATTTAAAGTCTCTATTGGAACAATATTATTTCCATACACCAAAGTATCTTTTAAAACACAAAAATTAAAATCTTCACTTGGAGAATGTGTCGGCCAAGGATACCAAGGCTTTGATAATCTCTCATAAACTTCTCTTTTAACTAAGCAAAACCCCATTCCAACAGTATCAACTTGAAAGAAATTGCCAGTATAAGATTCTATTGGAACAAATCCAGGTTTATTATCTGGAAGTTTAGCATCCATCCAAGCAGCATAATTAAATCCTTGTTTTTGTTTAGCACGATATAATCCTGAAACTATAGGAACATTACATTGGTATAACATATTTAAAGCTACATTTGGATCTTCAGGAGATTCACAAATAGAATCAGAATCAACCCAAAGAATATGTGTCACTAAAGGGTCTAATAAAGCTTGGTCAACAATTTGATCTCTGGCTACACTTTGTGGAACTCCCCTGGCCATTTGAGGAATTTTTTCACACCAATTTGTAGAAGTAAATAGTAATGGAGCCATTGTTTTCATAGCCCACATCATAGTTACTTTAACTTCATAAGGAACACCAATTACTATTCTTTGTAATGAGGAATTTTGTACTATTGAAGCTGTTTTATTCCAAACCATACTTTCTACCTTTCTTTATTATTTTATATCTTAGTATCTTAAGGAATTTCTAAATATTCAAATACTAAATGAAGGTTATCCATTCTTACTGGACCAGACTTAACTAAAAACTCTATTTTAATTGGATTGCTCATCTCTCCATCTAGTATCTTAAATGGTGTAAGACTTTTCCACTCAGTCATTAAATGATCATTGGATTTTGTAAAAATAAAATCATCTTTGTTTTCTATCATTACCTTTAAATCAGCAATATTAACTCCCTCAGGAGAGAAACACACTGTTTTAGTAGTAAATGATTTCCCCACCGGAACAAAATCAAAATTTATGCCTTCTTTCCAAGTACCATCTTTAATTAATTCAAATACTTTAATACTGCTCATTCTCTTTGTTACAATATATTATTTTAGGTTTTCTATACACAGGCCAAAGATCATTATAAATACCATAAACCAAAATAATTATTATATCTCCAAATTCTACTAATTTAGCTGCAGCCCCATTAACACAAATTTCATCTTTGTTTCCTTCCATTGCATATGTTATAAATCTTGCTCCATTAGTGACATCTAATACATGAACTTGCTCATATTCTAAAATATTTACTTTTTTCATTAGATTAGAATCTATTGTAATACTTCCGCAATAATTAGGATTTACATCTGTTACTTTAATACCATGTATTTTACTTTTCAGCATTATTCTCATCTGTCTTTTCCTCACTTAAAACATTCATTTCGTCTAAAGAATGATACCTAATTTTACCAATTAAATCATTGACTTTATTTAAACCATCTTTTAATTCTTGGGCTTTAATTGGATTAGAATTTTTAATTTCTTTTTCTAGTTCGTCTTTTAGGTCAATTAGTTCATTTAATTTCTTTCTAACTTCAACATCTACCATCATTCCTTGAGCTGAAAGCTCATTCATTTCTCTTTACTCCTTTTCCCTCTACAAAAAGTCCAGGACTAGTGGCTTGAAGGATTTTAGTTTGATGATCTAACTTTGTCCATTTCTCATCATCAAAAGGATTATCTGAATATTTATAAGTATTTATTTCAACATCTCCTTTTCTCGGCATTCTTGCCACCCGCCCCTGTGCTTGCAAGTATGAAGCTGCATCAGAGGGTGTTCCTAAAACTTGTAAAACATCACCTTCTTGTAAATTATATCCAGAACTTGAGTTTTTATCAATAAAAATTACTTTTACATTTTTATCAGTTTTAAATTCTTTTACTCTGTTTGACATTTCAGAACCTTTAATTCCACCAGAAATTGTGGAAGAAGCAATATTTTTTATTTGGTTCTGTTTTAACCCAGTTGAAGAAAGTCCTTCAACTATTGCCCTTCTTTGTTTATCATTATCTAAAAATACTACATGTTTTTTATTCTTTTCTGCAGTAAAATTATTAATAAAACCACTAATTTTAGGATTATCTTTCCAAGTCATTTGACCAGAAATACCATCCAAATTATCACCATGGTCCTCTAGTAATTTTTGTCTGGCTACTTTATTTGATTGTAATGATGCTTGAGTCTTCCACGCTCTTCCATATTTATTTTCCCATTTTTTTAGTTCTTCAGGATTATTTGAAATATTATTTAAAAAGGTAATCTTTTCATCTTCAATATATTTATCTGCATTAGCCTCAAGTTTTTTCATATTAGTATTCTGAATATCTGTCTTTTTAACTGAAATATTATTTCTTTTAATCTTAAAATTAGGATTAGTTAATCTATCACCACTAATATATGGAGATATTTCTTTAAATATCATTTGTTGTAAAGTCGTATCTTGAGCATTTGTTCCACTTCCATATCCACCATAAATTCTTTGGAATCTAGTTCTAGGTCCTAAACTTTTATCATGATGAGATACCCAATTTACTAAATCATATGCTTCTATTAAATTATCTCTAGCTGGTGTAGCAGTCAATACAATTCTATTTTCTGAAGGTAGTTTAGTTAATTTTCTAATAGAAGCAGACATATTACCACTAATACTTCTAGAAGCTATTTCTTGTGGTTCATCTAATACCATTCCTTTAATTTGTCCACTCATAAAAGCTCCTTCAAGAGGATAGTAAGAAACAATAGCATCTTTTTGAGACATTACTGCAATCTGGTTCTTTTTTAATCCTGCAATCATCTTTGCCCTTTCATCTTTATTTATTCCTTCAGGAATTTCAACTACATCAAGATTTGAGAATTTTTTAGCTTCTTCAACCCATTGCTTTACTCTTCCTTTAGGAACAATTGTAAGCCCGGAATAATTTTTTGTTTCATCTATTTTATTGGCAAAAAAACCTAAAGCCACGTTAGTTTTGCCTGCTCCTGTAACCCTTGTAATTACTCCATTTCCAGTTTTCTTTAAAAATTCAATATCATTTCTTTGTTCTATTCTATGTTGATATTTTTGTTCTTTTCCTTCTTCATCTTTATATGTATCTTTCCACATGGGGACTTTATAATCTTTTACATAAACTTTTCCTTCTTCATCTTCAAAGGCTCCGTTCATATTGGTTTTAATTCTTTCATTTTCATCATGATTTTCTTTTATCACATCAAGACTTTTAACATATTTATTTAATGCTTTAGCACTAGTAAGTAATTTAACATGATTAGGATCACTTGCATCAATAAACCCCTTATTCCCAAGGTTTAATTCTAATAATCTTGATTCAGCCCCGTTAGAATCATTTCCAAAATCAACTGAAATCATATTGTCTTTAGCGTCTCTAGCTATTTGTAAAGCATTCAAAAATGCTGCTGAAGCCTGCATTGACCCTAATGCTGTACCAAGATTCTTTTTCTGTTCAATTAAATTATTTATTTCAGATTCAGTAGAAAATAATTTTGAAGATAATGTTCCAGTTTGTTTTGCACTTTGTATCGTTTGATACTTAGATTGTAAATCCTTGTGTCTAGATAAAGCTTCTTGTTCCGTCTTTATCTGATTTGTATTATTAAACTCTTCAACTTTTTGTATAATTGAATTAAATTGTTCTACATTTCCTTTAAACTTATCTCTAAGTTGAAATGCTGTAATCATACTAGCTGTTTCAACATTAGTTTTATCAATTAATTGAGCGGCATCAGTTCTTTCACCAACATATTTTCCAGTTAAAGCAGATAGTGCACTATTGGCTCCAGAATTTACATATCCACCAAATCCATTATCTATTCTAGATAACTTTTCTTTTATTGATTTTTTATCGTTCCAAATATCAGATATAGCTTTATAAAAAGATAAAGCTGAATTATTATTCTGCCACTGTTCATCATAACTTGTTTGAATTTCCATTAATTCTTCATCAGAGATTCCTTCCCTAAATATTCCTTTAATATCCATCCTCATCTTTTCTAATAAAGCTGGAGTTACTTTCTTTAAATCTGCTGGTTTTATAAGTTTTTTAACTTCATTAATTTCTTTCTTTAAAGCATAATAAGATTTAAATTTTTCAAAAGAACTTTTTAAAGATTCCTCATCTTTAATTTCTAATGGTTTAATAGTTTCGCCTAAATTAATAGACATAATATCTTTAGATTTTTCAGTGTCTGATAATTCTATTCCTTCAGTTTTTAATTCAGAATCTATTCTTTTATCTAAAGGATTGGGATTAAATATCTCAGCCACTTTTTCATTAATTATATCACCAATTTTTCCATCAATATCTTCTTTAGTTAAATCTTTATAAGACTCTGGATTAGGTAAATCTACTGATATTGGTCTAAAGTCTAATTCTTCATTTAATTCTCTTGTTACTTCTTCAATATTGGATCCTTCTTTCATTTTACGAAGTTTATTATATAAGTTTAATCCAACATCTCTACGTCGTTTTTCAGCAATCTGTTTTTCCGCCATTGAATAATGCCTAACTATAGCTGAGGCATAATCATCTGCTTTTTCTTCATCTAAACCATTGTCTTGAGCATATTTTGAAATTTCTTCCCTATGTTTTCTAACCTGGGTGGCATCCATTGATTTTATTTGAACCGCATCATTAAATTTATTGAAAGCTTGTTCTATTTCTTCTTTACCATATTTAGCTAATTCTCTTCGTCTTTCAATTAAAGGCTCATTTTCCTTTTGTCTCTCTTCATTTATTTTATCTAGTTCCACATCCGCTTTAGTTTTTTCAGGTTTACCTGCCATAACTAAATGTCTTAAAGCATCAGTTCTAGTTTCAAGCCCATATTTATCTTTCATTTGTCTGTGCCCCGCACCACCAGTTATAGCGAAAAGCCCATCTGGCCTCTTCGTGATAAGTACATGTCTTCCATGAAGAGGCCCTTCTTTTGTAACAGTTACCCAAATAGCAGACCCAATTGGAACCTTATCATACGCAACAGACCCATCTGGATTACTTGGAGTAGCTATAACGGCTTTTTCTATTTTATCTATTATTCCAGGCATAAAAGAGTTAAATGAAAAATCTTTTGCATCTAAGCAATCTTCACATTCTGTTTCAGAAATATCTTTTGCAATTTTATCACTTAATTCATCATCACCAATAACAACAATTTTAGAATTATCAAATACAAATAAGTCAAATTGATATGGCCCCTCTTTCATCAAGACAATAGCATCATATCCTTGTTCTTTTAATCCTTCTATATTTTGTGATTCAACGTCTTTCATTGTTGACTGGAATAATTTTTGAAGATTAACTTTCACTGGAAGAACTTCTTTTTCTTCTTCTTCAGATTTCTTTGTAGCTTCATCAATATCACCATGAAGATAAATTCCTAAACCCAATGTTTTATATTCCGCTAAAGGAATATAGTTATCATTCTTTATCTCAGCAACACTAGCTTCATCAGACACAAAGAATAGAGTCTGTTTGACTAAACTTTGTTGAGTATATGTTGGAGTTTGTGAAACATGAACTACACCCTTTAAATTTTTATTAGATTTAATTTTTTCTAAACCGGCAGAAGCAAATTTCTTCCACCTAATAGCAGACCTAATTAATCCGTTCTTTGACCTAATAATAGTTCTAATGGGAATATAGTGTCCAGAATATTTTATACTTGGATGAACCTGTGCTTTAGAGATACTATCAGGATTTTTTTGATTATCAGAATCACTAATTAACTTTTTAAGATATTCATAATCTTCCATCCAATAACTACCTTCCGGAATATTAGAATCTTCTTGTTGTTTAATTAATGCTTCAGAATACTCTTGCTCATCAAAAACATCACTCTTTAAGAAATCAAACATACTTTTATCAGTAGACTCTAGAAATCTAGGATTTTGTAGATAATATAAATAAGCTTCCGCAAATCGTTCTACTTGATTTGATTTAGCATATTTTGTACAACCAAATTTACTTGGACTTCCTAGTGTACTATCATCTTCATTTTGAATCATTTTCTTATATTTCTTTTTAACTCCCGGGTCATCCATAACCCTATGACCAAGCTCATGAATAACTACTAATTTCCATACTGATTTTTTCTCGACATTAATAGTTTCTCCATATTCATCTTGGCTTAAATCAATATTATTAGCTATAGAAGAAATACTTATAGTTCTAGATGTCCAATCATATTGGCCAACAACAAATCCTTTTTCATTATCATTAGGATCAGTTAAATCTTCTTTTTTTACTAAATAAAATTCAGTCCCTTGAACATGCCAATTTGGTAGTTGATTGAAAATTTCTGATATATTTGTTTTAAACTTTGGAATAGACTTTTCAAGATCTTTTACTGAAGTTACATTAAAGTAAGGCCCTTTAGAAGTAGGTTGTTCTTGTTGATTTTTCTCTCCAGCACCAGTAAAAAATAGTCCACCTCTTCTACCACGCTGAACATTTACACCTTCTGGGGCTTCGTCAACTGAACTAACATAAGTTCTTTCTTGTTTAACTATATTATTTATATTAAATAATAATTCTTTTAATTCCATAGTTTCTCAATAACATTATTTCCCATCTCGATTTCTTTTTGTTCAGGATTTTTTACTTGATATAACCCAGTTACTTTAATTGGAATTTGATACTTGTCTTTCGGGGATTTATTCTCTTCTTGCCTTACTTCTATTCCATCTTTTGAAATACTGTTAGTAATTAAAGCTGGAGTGATGGCTTTTGAAGGTTCTCCTTTTATAGGCATCTGCATTAACTTAGATTTTTCTTTTTTATGATAATCTTCTGTAGTTAAATCTTTACGACTAGGTGACTCTCCTCTTTCATTTGTCCCAGCATTTGATTCAGTATATATAGGCAAAGTTCCTAGAACACTAGAAGGCTGATATTTTAATATAAAATCTTCTAAAAATGGCAAAGTTAGAGTAGAAAAATCAAGATCTTTCAAAAATTCTACTTCTTCAGATTTATTTAATTCATCCATTTGTCTTCTAACATTTCTATTTCTAAGTATAATTTCTTCACCAAAAGCTTCTAAACTAGAATCTTTATCCTCGCTTTGTGAAGTAATAATTTTTCCAATAATAGAATAATATTTAGCTAAGGCTTCTCTTATGTTTGAATATTCATAAGTATTCATTTTTCCCAACCAATAATTTTTGAAGAATACTCTTTTTCTATTTCTTTATAAGTTTTTTCTTCTACAATCATTAAAGGAAGAAAATTATATTCTAAAATACACATGGCAATTTTCTTTCTTTTTTCTTTATTATCATATCCAAAAACTTCTATCCAAACATCTAACACACGACCATTCCTATTTTTAAGTAAATGAAAATCTGGTATATATATTTTTCCATTTGATAATCGGAATCTTTTTGGCTCGTATTCCCAAGTTATTCCAACATAATTTAAGTATCGAATATAGTTTGCTTCCCATCTTGAACGAACAAAAATTCTAATATCTTCTCTAAAACCAAACTTTCCTCTATTTTTATTTCCAAAATTATGGTTGTTTCTAATTAAAGTTAATTGTGACTCGGCATATACTGGGTCTTTCCATTTTTTAATCATACCTTTGGAGATATTTAATCTTTTTTCATCTGTTTTTGGTTTAGAATTTATTCGGGAATCTATTTCTTTTGTTAATCCTTTATTCCAAGGTTTTCTTCCCTTTAAAGTCTCACTTCTTTTTATATTTGATTCTTTAGTTTGAACTTTATCATTTTTCAATAATTCATTATTCCATCTATTTTTGGTAGAACAAGACTTTGAACAATATTTTCTATATGAATAACATTTTAAAACAGAAAAAGATTTTTTACAAACTATACAAGTATTAATACAAGAATTTTCTGTCCGAATTCCTAATTTATAACATTCTTTAGAACAATATTTTTTATATCTTTTACTTGTAAAATCTTTTTTACAATAACTACAATTATATTTTTTCATTGATTTCCCATTTTACTAAATATTTTCCATTCTCATTGCCCTCTAAGACAACCTTATTGTCACCTGCTTGATATTCTGAGAACACTCTGAATGAATCAGGGCTATCTTCAATATCAGTAGGTGATAGTTTCTTAGTTAATATTTCATTTATTTGATTGAATATATCACTTTTCTGCAATTCTAAAGATTTAAATAAAATATTTTCTCTGAGTCTTTTTGTCTCAAATATCTCTTCAATTCTTTTTAAAGCTAACTGCTCAGAAGCAAATTTCTCAGATTTTAGCTTTTTTGAAGAGATATAAAATGAGTCTCTTAGCTGAAATAAGAAAATCTTAAAATCAGCATTTCCAAGAGAATAGGTTTCTGCTTTATTTGGTTTTCCATTAACAGTAATATTTTCATTAGATCCTCTCTTAACTCTATATTTATCAAGCCAATGTCTTGACTCAGTTTCTTTCTTTTGAGTTTTTTCCTGTTTAATACCAGATAGTTCTTCTTCTAATTCATCAAGTCTTGCTTGAACAACAACCGGAACTTTCTTAACTTTTTTCTGTAATTGAGAAGATTCTTCTTTTAATTCTTTTCTTTTTATCTTATTTTTTGGTGTCTTCTTCTTTTCTAATTTTTTTAATTGTTCTTCTATTTTTTCTAATTTATTTTGTGTTCTACTAATGACATTCTTTTTCTTCAGTAATTGGTTACGTTCTCGTTCTAACTTTCTGCTTTCTCTCTCAGTTTTTACTTCGGCTTCATCTTGTTTTTGCTGTAATTTATAATAATTTCTTTCATACAAAATACGTTCATCTTTATGATCTTCTCTAGTATTAAAATCAGAATGAAGTTCAGAAACAAGATGCTCTTCAAGAGATTCTCTTTTATTGTTTATACCTTCATGAAGATGCATACGAGAAGTATCATCAGGAGTTGGAAATTTGATTTTATTTTCGTCTATACGAGCAAAATCAATTTCATAATCACCAGAAAGTGCATTTTGAGGAAGAACCCATGCAACTCTAGTTACATTATAACTTCTTTCACTCTGAAGTTTAGTTGTTTTTTTATCACCAATTCTTAAAGCACGACTACGTCTTTTCTTCTCATCAACAGAGTAACTAACCTTTATAGGGATTTTGTTAGGAGTAATATCTTGCCATTGGCCTTTTTTGAGGTTTGGTTGTAGAGAAGTCATTGTCATTTTAAGTCTTCTCCTTTCTTTCTAATATGAACTTTCTTGCTCAGACTTGCCAGGCCCAGAAATATCAGAAACATCTACTTTAGAACCATCACTTAAAGCTTTATTTTCCCCTCTCTTTTTTGGTTGTAAAACTTCATCAGATGAAGAAGCTGCAACAGCTTTATTAATATTTTCTTTTTTCTTAACTTCTTGATTAATTATTTCATCCACATCTCTATTTGCTGAATCATTTATTATTTTATCTTCTTCATCTGATTCCTCAAGATTTGCCTTTTGAATATTATACCATAGCTCCATTGAATATTTAGCGGGATAATCTTCAAATTGAGAAGCTTTCTGAACAGCATCATTCCACCAAGTCTCAGGTGGTCTTAATTCTACTTCTTTCATTATATTAGGTATTTCTCCCCCAAATGATTTCATTACAATAGTATCATTCATAGGTTCATAGCCTTCAAGAACAGAAATAGCTTTCTTTATTCTTAATGAAGCTTGACTTTTTGCTTTTAGAAGTTCTTTGTCTACTTTTGGTTTAGCAGTAGATAATATAGGATCTGTTTTCTTTAATACAGATGACTTTAAAGAAGAAATACCTTCAGCCGCAGATTTTATACCTTTTCCAGCTTCTCTAATTCCTTCACCAGTAGCTTTAGGATCTCTTAATGCTTGAGAGGCTAAGGCCATTCCACCAACACCTTTTTTAACTTTCTTACTTGGTAAGGCTTTCTCTTCTTTATCTCCACCAGTCAAATAACCTGCCCCAGCTCCAGCAGCTCCTGTAGCTAATGGGTTAAGACCCGTCAAGGTGCCAACGCCCGCTCCTAAAGCCCCTCCAGCAATAGTTCTACCAATACCTTTTTCTAAACTATCTTTTAAATTCTTAGGGACTTCTCTAGGTCCTTTATCACCAATTACTTGTTCTTTCTTAATTCTAGGTTTTTTAATTCTTTCCTTTGGTGGAATATATTTTTTTGAAGCTAATAATTGCCGATATTCCTCATTACTTCTCATTTCAGCCGGCAATAATCTTCGGCTTCTCCCTTTCCTAATTTCTTCTTCTATAGCCGGAATCATCATTTCTAAGGCTTTCTTTATTGTACTATTTATATTCTTTACAGGAGGGTTACTTCTAGAAGAATTTACTCCTGGAACCTTAGTTTCTTTTGCCTTTGGAATAGTGTGTTTTACTCCAGGAACTTTACTTCCTTTACTAACATCAATCTCTAAGATACTTCCATCCTCATTAATATATTCTATGTTTTCTGTCATATTATTTTAATCCTCCTATATCCTTGAATGTAATTGTCCTCTTTTAGTTAATTCTGTCTCTAAATCTGGCCCAGTATATCTTTTTGGATATTCTGGTCTAACAAGTTTATCTCTTCTCGTATCTCTAATATTTCTTTCATTTCTTCTAATAATTTGAACTTGTTGTTTTTTAGTAGGCGATTTCTTTTTATTTTCAGCTTTTGTATAATCTCGTTGAGCAATTCTTTCAACTTGATTTTGTGTTAGTTTATTTTCATTCTTTTTTATAAAATCATCAATTTCTTTCCTAACATGATGAGTTATAAAACCCCAAGGTTCCCCAGTATGTCTTGATGTTCCACCCTTAGAACCAACACGTATTTTAGCCCCTTTTGGTGTTGGTGAACCTGGCCTAGTTTCAGCTCTACCACCAGTAAATTCTCTCCAATTAGTTTTTTCACGTTCAATAGGTTTTTCTCCTTCTATTTGTCTTTCAACAGGAGTACCTTTTTCTGGTGTAATATAACCGTGTTTCTTTTCTATAAAATCAGTAATAGACTTCTTTACATCTTTCTTTGATGTATCTTCTACTTTAGGAACATAATGACCAACTTGTTTCGTCTTTGACCAATCTACTCTTGGTTCATCTGGATAGTCATGTTCTTTATGCCACTTCTCATTTTCTTCTTTTGACTGAACTTCTAATCCTTCTTCACCAGTTATTCTAGCAAAATTAGGTTTAAAGCCTTTTTCTAAATCTTTAATTATATCTTCACTTTTACTCATAGGATAATGTAATATTTTAGATTTTTTACCATTATCCACAACAGTAAAAGTTCCTGAAGGATGCTTATATACATTAACATGATTAGGATGAAATTCACTAACTGGAATTGATTTCACCCTCTTAGCCCCAATATCCCTTAATTTTATACCTGCTTCAATAGGTCCACGATAAGAAGTTCCGCTAAGAGGATGCGCTTTAACAAATACAGTATTCATTCCTTCAACATTTTGGATATGGGTTTTAATTCCAGTAGATCTTAATAAATTAGCATATCTTTTTGCATTATTTGGATCTTTACTATAATAACCAGAATTTTTCATTTCACCATATTCAGGATGTTCAAAAGAAGGCCTCACAGATTTCTTTAGTTGTTCTGATTTAGATACTGGTGCAGACCTCATATCTGCTGAAGAAGGCCCTTTCAAATTACGAGGGTCAATCATTCCTCTTGTATCAATCTTATTCCTAAATTCAACTTCGGCTCGAGAGAGCTCTCTTCCATGTTTTCTACCTAGTAGATTGCCTTGCTTATCAGTAGCCCAAATTGATTGTTTCTGAATAGTTTTAATCTTAGGTCTATCCTGTGAAGCCTTTGCAGATTGTAATTCTGATTTTCTATATTTAGCAGAATTCTTTTTAGCATCAGACACTGTTTGAAGATGTGGATTATTTAAACCATGTTGAGCCATTACATCAGCACCACCTCGTGTTTGAAAGGGTCCTATAGTATATTTGTACTTATCCCCATGAGATTGCTGTGTTGGAGTTTCATGATGATAAAAAACTTCACGAGTATGATCTGATTTATGCCCAACATATGGCCTTTTTCCTTTTTCTATAAAATTATCTATTCTATTAGAAAGAGATTTTTGAGAAAATATATCTTTATCTCTCTCATCACCTGTCCAATCACTAAATCTTTTTTTATGTTCTTGTTCAAATTTTTTAGTATACATATCTATAGATTGGCCATATTCTTTAGAATGAGAACCCAATATTCCAGGTCTATCTTTTTGATGTTGACGTTCTACTTTCATTAATGATTGATATTTTGGATTTTTGTGTAATCTCTGTGAAACTATTTTATCTATTTCAAAATGATGCCTTTCTTTTTCTGAAGGAGGTAAAGTACTAAATTTTGGCCTAAAAGTAGACTCACCAAATTCACCCGGTTGCATTTTTATTTTTGCATTTTTCCATGAAGTTTTTGTAGATTTTTCTATTGGTTTACTTGCATAATCTGAAAGTTGAGATTCAGACATCCCAGTAACAGTTTTCTTACCCTCTCTCAAACGTCCAAGATCAGATCTCATAAATTTTCTCTGTTTTTCACTACTACTTGGTGACATCTTCACCTCCAAAGTTTTTATTTAATTCTAAATGTATAATCATATGTTTTTCTTTTAGTTTTATCTGTATTCCCATTAGGTAAAACTGGATAAATTCTTATATTATGCCCCAAAATAAATCTTTTATTACATAATTGTCCACAACCACATTCACAAAAATTACTCATTTTTACTTTTGTCTTTACCTAATTCAATTCTTATTATATAGGTAGTTACAATATACCCAACTTCGTAACTACCTATGAAAAACAGTGCTGAAAGTAGGAATAATACTATACTGTTTCTTATCTCCTCGGCTCCAACAGAATAAAGACCACCGCCTACTAAGATTAACCATAGATAGTCTAAAATATAAACTATCCTCTTTAGTATTGAACATTTTACTTGGAGGGTCATCTTCTTGAATCTCTCTTATAAAGTTTACTTTATTTTTTATCACTTTTTTCCTTTAATCAAAACTTCGCAACATGAATATATCTCATTTTGTAAAAGTCGTCGGAGAGATTTGTAACTTTCTCCTGATATTAATGTTTCTACAATAGATAAAATATTCTTAACATAATGTTTAAATTCTTGTTCTATTGCCTCTATCTTATCAGCCTTTTTCACTTTTTCTCTCAGTTCTGAAGTATATCTACAAACAAGATTTTCAATTGATTTAAGTTTTTCTTTATCTATAGGTAAAGCTATCAGCTCTAATAATCTATCTTGCAAATGATCAAAAAGATCTTTTTCAGTCATTCTTCCTCCTCTGCACTAATTCTATATAATTTTAATATAAAATATAAGCTAAATAAAAACTTTTAATAATTACTAGTTATTTTCTTTCCGGGAAAGTTTTTCTTTAAATTATTCAATACATTTTGTTGAAAAAAAGTCTTCATCCCTAATCTATCTTTAAAGAATAGATTTAATGAATTTTCTATATAATGTCTTCCCTGTCTTGGCTTTTGATTCATTTTATGTGGTCTAACAAAAACACCATCTTTCCTTCTATAAGCTTTTACATTAACTAAACCCCCTTTAGTACCTCTCTCTACTTCAGAACTATACTCAGCTTTATATTCTATAATAACAGAATCATTAGATTCAGTAATATTTCCAGACCGCTTTAAGTTGCCTGTTTTTACTGGTACAACTACTTGACTCTGATTAAAAGAACTTCTTCCACTCTCAGTCATAGCTTCAATAATAGAACTTTTAATTAAATTTTTAACTTGTTGTTTATTCATTATTAAGGCTTAATTTTATCAATATCTTCTTGTGTATAAATATTATCTGTAAATGTAGTATCTGTTAACTTCCAATAATCTCCAGTGCCAGTAGTATACATTGGCCAAGGATTTATAGTAGGCGTTGTTGTTACAGTTCCTGGATAAATGTAAGGATTACCATTTGGATAAGAGTAAGTTTCTTTTTTTGGTAAATCAAATGTAGAAATAATCTTTCCCTTACTATTTTCTACAGTCATTTTACCATGATTTGTAATTCGTATAACAAAAATACTTCTTTTTCTCTTACAAGTTAAAGTAATTTCATCTTTTGTAAAGTTAATATTAGATATTTTCAAACCTAAAACAGAAACTATTTTAATAAATATATCTTCTTCTAAATCTTCACTAGGAATAATTGGTATTCCATGATATGTAACATTAGTAGTTGATGTAGTGGATATAGTTGCCATTTTTAAATATCTCCTCTCTTTACTACTTGATCGACAATTCCATATTCACAAGCTTCGTTTGCAGACATCCAATATTCTCTATCCATATCTTTAAGAATTTGTTTCTTATTTTTAACTGCCCCACAATCAATTAGAGAATCAACCATCATTTCTTTTAATTTTTCAATTTCTTTTTGCTGAACTTTCACATCTTCAGTATTTCCAGATATTTGAGCAAATGGAAGATGAATCATTGTTCTAGAATTTGGATAAACATGTCTATGCTCTTTTTCACCTGAAGCTAAAATTAAAGTAGCCATGCTTTGACAACTTCTACCATATGTCCACACTGGAGATTTAAGACTTTTTATTGTATCATATAAAGAAAATCCGACATCCATAAAACCTCCAGGGCTATCAATAATCAATTTTATTGGATCATTACTTTCTTGGTCAAGAGTAAGAAGTAAATCCATTATAAGAGTCGGTCCAAATGCATCAAATCTTCTAATGTATTCATCCATTGTTCCGTATAAACAAAGTATCCTTTTTGAAGCAAGATATTCTTCAGGCCCCATTAACTGATCATTTTTAATTTTATTAGATCTTTTAAAATATTGCCCTAACATTACTCTTTCTCCTTTATTTCTTTCTTATCACTCTGAGGAAGGAATTCATCATCAACAACTACCGGATATCTCCAGGTTACTCCTTTTCTAGGATGAACTCCAAATATTCCTTGGCTTGGATTTGAACTAATACCAAGTTTATTAAGGGCCCATTCATCATCACTCACAAGTGTTCCGCACATAAAATATTCGAATTTAGAAGCTACTTCATCTGAATGTCTTTTATGAAAATGTCCACCTAAAGCATAATTAAAACCACCCCATTGAATATACCAAGATTTTAATTTTTTATCTAACGCAAAAAAGGGAACACCTTGTTGGCACGGAATTCCATCACCATGAAATACAAAAAATTTAAAGTTATTTATATATACAATGTCTGCAAACTGTTCATGAATATTAATAGTTATTCCTTTTTGTTGTCCAATGCCTGATCTTAAAATGTCATAAAATAATAAATCTAAACTAGATGTAGCCGGAGCTAATTTATCATGACCATGATTTCCAGCAAAACCATCAAATATAATTTCATCAAAATGTTGCTTTAATGACCCTATTACATCATTCCAAACAGGAACAGCTAATTTAGTAACTTGATCTCTAGCCCCCATTTCCACAGATCCAATAACTGAACCTTGAAATGGATTCTCTCCTTGACAATTATCTCCTGTATTTACAATATGTAATTTTCTAATTGGATACATTTTTCTATGTAATTCAGTAATAGTCATTGTTGATTCGTATAATTTATACATTCTCTCTTTAAATTCTAAACCATTATAACTTTTTGTCTGTTTACCAGCATGACCATCACTCGCATGTAGTACAATTATTTCTTCATCACCTTCAATTTGTGGGGTAAGATATTCTTTAATATTGACTGGAGGAAGATTAACAATAAGAGGATTCTCTTCTTTCTTTCCTCTTTTTAATTTCAAATCTTGACTAAATGAAAATCCAAATTTTCTTAAATATTTTAATATTGTCCCAGGATCACAATTTAAATCTCTGGCTGCTTCACGAGCACTTACATATTTATTACTTGCTTCTTTCCAGAATTCTTTATCATCACTGTATTGAAATTTTGGCAAGCTTTCTTCCCTCCTAAATATCAAATTTAAATAAAAACTCTTTATGACAAACTGGACAAATTAAAATAGTAATTTTGAGAACACTTTTTCTTAAAAATGTTGAAACATGCCCATAATATTGACAATACTGACATCTTACATACAACATTTAATTCCAGACTTCTTCTTCTTCACTATCTTCTTCGTCTTCCTCTTCTTCTTCTGGTGTCTTATTAGCATATACAGATTCTTCTAGTCTATTTTTATCTGGAGCAAATTCTTCAACTTGTTCTTCTGGGTTTTCTTGTTTTTGTCCTTCTTGTAGAAGTCCTTCAGATGACTCTTGTTGTTCTCCTTCCATTCCTTCTTGACCGGGAGCAGGCATTCCGCTGCCAAGCCCACTCATCTGATCTTGCATACTCATTGCCTTACCACCAAAAACAAAGTCAAGAGTATCTATATCTACCGCATTTGGTTTCAATTCTACATCAAAACCCATTCCTCTCATTTGAGTTGCTATCATAACTTTCTGTTGAGCTAATTGTATAACTTGACCCTCAATCTTTTCTTCAGGTGATCTAAGAACAATAGACCAATCTGTAATACCAAATGATTTTAAAATTATTGGAAGTATCTTTTCATTATACATTCTTTGATCAGAAGAAACAACATTAGCCATCATTTTAATTTGCTGAGTCTGTCCTGAAATACCCCCAACACCTTCCATCACGTTCATATAAAGTTGCGGAACACCATAAATAGCACTAATTCGATCTCTGATTTCATTACGAACATTTAAATAATCCATTTCTTGAAGAGTATGAAATAGTCTAACTACATCTGTTCTTCCGCGCCCTGTCCTATTATTAACTGCAATCCAGGGGGTGTAAGTAGGGTCCTCCATCATCTTAGATTCTATTCTAGCCCTCTCTATTTCTAAAGATTGTGGGTCATCTGTATTAGTCAAAATTAACTGAGTTGGTGTTTTTCGTTCAAAGAAATATCTATATAAAAATCTATCCATACCAGATATAGTTAATACTTTCTGCATCACAGTTAAGAGAGGAGAATACCCGTAAGACTCTGAGGCAGAAAACTTTGAAGTATGTATCATCTCATCTTCAAAAAGATAAATTCTTTGCCCCCTATGATTATAGACATACATTGCAGGAATTAAATCACGTTTACAATCATAGGGG